GTGACCGAACAACAGCACGACGAAAGCAAGCTCGAGCGGGTCATCCGCAAGATCAAGCGCTGCCTGGCCCTATCCAAAAGCTCGAACGAAAACGAGGCCGCCACTGCTATGCACCAGGCCCAAGCGCTGATGCGCGAGTATCGTCTGACCGAGCTGGATGTGCGCCTGAGCGATGTGGATGAGGTCCAGTCGGAGAAGTCCAGAGCGAACCGCCGGCCTGGGACCGGCACCTGAGCAGCATAGTGGCCCAAGTGTTTGGGGTCAGGCCTCTGTCGTACCGGCACTGGTGCGAAACGTACGGCCGCAGAGTTGATCGGGCGCTGTTTGTTGGGGTTTCACCAGCCCCGCAGATGGCGATGTATGCCTACGAGGCTCTGCTGGTAAAGCTGACCTTAGCACGCCGTCAGTACGTGGCACTTGTCCGTTCAGGCAAGCGCCGCAGCGACTACTCGGCCGAGACCGCCGGTGATCATTTCGCTCTCGCCTGGGTGTCGGCGGTTCAAGGCAAGCTCCATGAGCTGCTACCTCGCGGAGAGGAAGATCCAGCCCTCACCCATTGCTCGGATGGTCGCAACCTAGTCGCTGTTGAGGCGCAGGACCAGGCATTAATAGAGCAGTACCTGGCAGGTCAGGAGATCGGCAAAGCCAGGAAGGCACCGAAGGTTGAGCTGGATCTAACCGCACAGATCGCCGGACTACTCGCTGGCCAGCGTGTTGAACTCAACCCCGGGCTTGCCACAGCTGGCCAGGGTCAATTCAGGCTAGAAAGCGCATGACCATGAACCCCTAGGTATTAAGGAACATGGCGTTCACCGCGTTGATGCGATCCTTCACACCGGGGTTCTGTGAGTCGACCACAACGGTGAAACCAGCCTTCTTGAGCAGCGACAGGTCCGACTCGCTGGCGTTCTTGCTGCTGGTGTTCTGTCCGCTGGCGTCTGGGTACACGGAGACGCTGTGCCCTGAGAAACGCACCTTTATCTTCTCGATCATGTCAGGCGTGTCGCGCACCGAGTGGAACTCGTCCAGCGCCAGCGGCAAGCCGTCACGGACCACGTATACAACCGCGGCCATCTTCATGACGTTGAAGTCCACACCGATGTGTATGGCCTCACCCGGCTTGATGCGCTCGCTGGTGTGGCACTCAGCCCGGTCGAAGGTGGAGTAGACGACCCCGGCATAGTTCTCGAACCCGGCCTCATACTCCTGGCGGAACGTGCGCGGGTCCATCTTGCGCCGAGCGGCGTCCAGCTCAACGGCCGGAACGTTGCCGCCCTGCAGTGAGGTGTATTGCCAGCTCTTGTGGTCAGGCTCTCCGCCCGGCTGCCCGTCGCGGTAGGTGTCGTAGCAGTGGTTGAACCCTTTCGGCGTGCCGATGCGCAGCGCATGCCCGCCTTTACGCGACTCCCCGGTCTGGGGAATCGTGTATTGGCAGGTCGAGAGCATCGGCCTGAGCACTTCTTCCCAGGCTGCCCACGAGCAGTCTGCCCATTCATCCACCAGGACGAAGAACAGGCCGGAGCCCCGCAGGTTGTCGTAGTTGTCCAGGCCGACCACACGCATGATGTGGCCAGACTTTAGAGTGATCGAACACTCCGTCTCGTTCGGTCGGGCGGCGCGCCATGTCTCGGGGATGGCCTGCTTTAGCCGGCGCCAGAAGACCCGCTTGGCCTGCTTGAACGTCGGAGCGCCATACCAGATCTCATCCTCGACACTCACGCCCCACTCAGCAGCCAGCCGGGCCGCGCGGCGCATTTCTGCCTTGCCGAGGAAGGTTTTGCCGAATCGTCGCCCGCACACTGCATCACGGAAGCGCGCCTCAGGCTGGAAGCCCCAGACGTAAATGTTCGCCTGTTTCGGCGTCAACTTCACCGGTGGGTCAAAGGTACGGGGTAGTCGGGACACCTTCATCTGGCTCCAGCTTGTACTCAGCAACGGCGTGCTGCTGGTCCGCCTGGGAGCCCAGGGGCTTGTCGGGTTCGATCTTGCGGTTGACGTACATGTCGCCGCATTCCTTGGCCGCCTGCTCGTACAGCTGGGCAGTCAGCGCTAGGTTGCGCATGTTCTCGGCCTTCTCAGCCATTCGCCCTAGGCCGCGAAGCCGGAAAGCTCTGTTCGCGATGGGAATCTCGGCTGTTTCCTCGCGGAACCGCTTGCGTGTGTCCTCGAACAAGGCCACCCAGCGCTTGGCTAGGCCCTTGCCGGAGTACTTCGTGGGATCGTGCGTCTCCACCTGCTGGCGGGTCACTGCGATGCTGAATTCTTTCTGGACGGCCTCTACCACCTGTGAAGGCGTGTCGAAGCACGCCAAGGCCTGAACAATAAAGGCCTTCACGTCGTTGCTGAGGGCTGCCATAGGCTTTCAGGGTTATGGATGCTGCCGGTGTCGGCAAGAATCTCGGCCTTAAGCCAAGCCCATATTTCAGGGGCAGGAGCCAAGCGGATACTGAAGTCGGATAGCTCGGACAGTTCAAGCAGTGACGATGGAGGATACGGCCTATCCATAGGTCACCTTGTGCTTGAAATGATGTTGCGGTGCCGGGACGGCAGCAGTCTATTCAGTGCAGGAGGGAGTACTAAGCCAAAAGGCGATTGGCTCAACGCAAGCTATGCATGGTGATTGCCCCATCTGCCTGCCATGCGGCATTCCACTTCAAACGCTCGCACGAGAGGCCGACCCGATTAACTCTTATCATCATGCACAGTGACCCTCACTCCCGTAGCCACGATCTCGTACTCAGTTTCGGAAATCTTGTTCACGGCACCACCCATTTGCATTTCGAAATGCTTCAAGCCTTCATGTCGAACCATTCCGCTCGAAGAGCGCTCAACGGTCTCGTCTTGGTAGATGTAGATGACGTACTCCACATTATCCGTGCCAAGCCCAACTATTCTTCCAACATATTTATCTGCCATGTCCGGACTCCTCGCGTGAAGCCTCAAGGTAGCGGGTGCCAACAGATCAATCCACTGTATTGGAGCGTTAATCATGAATATGATGCTGGTCTGAGCGTGAGCACGCTCATGCAGCAAGGGGCGACCCGGCACGGTAGGCTCGTTCCATCGCCTCCCAGTCGGGTTGCTTGATGGTCATGGATAGATCCTGATACTTGAAATGGTAGCGCGTTGAAGGTATTGGTTGAGATCAGCTCTCCCGAAAGGCCAATCATGCAGCTTCGCTTCAGGCATCTCAGCGACGTTTCCACCGAAGACATCATCGCGCTCAACAACAACCCAGATGTCTTACGCCAAATGCCCTTGGGGCGTCCCGACTTTGACGAAAGCAAGTGCAAGGCATGGGTCGCTCAAAAAGAGGCCCAATGGGCTCTTGATGGATACGGTCCCTGGGCTTTTTTCGTGGAAGATAAATTCGCCGGCTGGGGTGGCCTGCAGCAGGAAGACGGTGACGCTGATCTTGCTTTAGTGCTTCACCCAGATTACTGGGGGCTGGGCAGAGTAATTTTCGATGAGATAGTGCGGCGCGCTTTCCAAGAGTTGGGCCTGGACTCGATTACCATACTGCTCCCACCCACCAGAACTCGTATCAAAGGTGTACTTCGTCTAGGTTTTGTTCACGACGGAGACGTTGATATCGACGGTACGCCCTTCGCACGCTATCGACTCCTCGCAAGCACTAGCGCAAAAATCTCGTAACCTGTTTTATCTGGCGACCATCCTGTGCGTCTCGGCATGGGCATGACCGTGCAGCAGGCCGACCAACAGACCTTGGGGAAGGCCAGCTTCTTTGGCTGCGTCGATAGCCTTCACGATGGCCGTATCGAATTCGGCTACCGCATGGACGATATCCATGCTGGCCGGCAGCTCATGGCGTATGCGGGTTACGTTACTCATGTTCACTCCCGCGCCACGAAACGGCGCATCTCGAATTGGTGGCGCCCCTACCCCGGCTGGAACACATGGCCGCGCCGGGCAACCGCGTACAGGACGATCCCCAGCTTGAGGATCACGCCGTACAGGGTGGGAACATGGCCGTTCATGGCCAGGACGAACGAGCCGAACGCTCCAATGGCCACTAGGTAGAACGCGACGGCCAGTAGCGGCGCATCCGTTGGTCTGATCCGGCGCAGGTAGTCGCACGCAGCGATCACCACCAGCACGCTCAGAAAAGCATTCGCGCCGATCAGAACTGAAATCAGGGTCGAGCTCATCAGGTAGCTCCTTTGGCTCCGAACGACCCCACGAGCGACTTCAGCACCGGGATGATGTTCATTGCCAGAAGGCCTATCAGAAAGGCCACGCCGTATTGGGTTTCTCCGCTCGCGCCAAGGCTGAAATAGCTGATGGCGAGCGGGGTGCAGAAGACTGCCGAAGCGAAACCGGTGAAGAAGGCGGCGACCGCCTGGCCCCGGGTGAGGCCTCGCAGAAAGGTCAGCGAGAGGATCGCTCCTGCGAAGCCGCCAATGATCACGCCGTACTTACCAGCAGGACGCCGGCAGTCGTGCTTGCTGGTTCGGCCATGTGTGGATCCTAGAAGAAAAGGCCCGGCGAGGCCCTATTCAGGGACCGGGCAAACGTGCGGAGCAGCACATAACGAAAAGCCCCGGAAGTTCCGAAGCTTAGGATGGTAAGCGTACATCCGTTGATCTGATGGGGAGCTAATTCACCTGAACAAAAAACCGCCCGAAGGCGGCTAGCTAGTGATTATTAGCGCTATCCCAATCAATCGGGCGCGTCAATCAGCTCAAATGTTCTATTTCATGACTTTCGCGGATCACTTTTAAGATCTTTGTCAGCAACCTTGTCGTGCCGACTGTAGAGCTCTGCCTTTGAAGCCCGCTCGGTGTTGGCACCCTTACTTCCCTCCGCCCTTGAGCCTTGGGAAGATGTATTTGCACCAGAACTTCTTTCCCCCTGGCGCGATGTTTTATCTGTCATATAAACCTCTGATGAGCCCGATTATCCGAGCTCAGATAAATGAATTACTCAGCGAGTGATCCATCATTTGTACGCATCTGCCTACGGTCACTCTCCGGACCTTTTTCAAGGCCTAGCTCGTCATCATCTGGGTGTAGCCCAGTGGATCATCAGCTTCGAGGAGCGTATGTGGCGAAAGAGCCGTACTTGGTTGGGCGCTTCTACCAACGGCGCCCAGGATAAGTCCAGCCGGCCTGCTGACTACTGAACTTTTCCGAATTTGAAGCTTTTGGACGCTCATAAAACTCAGGTTCTAGTTCAGGCGTAGCGTCGGGATCGATATAGTCGTCTCTATCCTCTGGGCTAGATTTTTCCAACCCCTCACGCTTTTCTGTACCTGACCCGACTTCCAATTCAAGTCCCGGAGATCCATCTGGCTTGGAAATGTCACTAGACATAAGTACCTCTCATTAACTCAGAAATTCTGAGCTAAAGCGAGTATGCGCCCTAAGGTTGCCATAAGGTGGAATACCAGACCACCGGGGTAATTAAAAAGACCGGCGCAATTATGGAAATTTTGAGGGCCTATTTCGGGCAATAAAAAACCCGGCGCGGTGGCCGGGTTCTGTGTGTCACTCCTCAACACGCGCATGAATGACAGGATGAAGCAAAATTACGACATGGCGACATGATATTGCAAGCCCTTTTGAGGCCCTTTCACGCGGCCTCGTCGAATAGCACGCCAATCGCTTCAAGCATGTGCTGAGCCTCGGCCAGCGCCTCGTTTACCAGAGACTCCAGAGCGCCCTTGATGGCCCGATTCCAACGCTGATAGGTGCGCTCGGTCAGGCCCTGGGAATCCCAGTTAGTCATGTCGTAATTCGACTCGGCCAGGACGATCATCTCCCCCGGCTTCACCTCGGCCACGGCACGGGCGTGCTTGTTGGCGCGCTCAACGGCGGCGGCGGCAGCCTTGTTGCGCCAGTCCCACTGCCCTTCCTCCTCGTTCTCGCGTGGTTCGGGCGCCTTGAACTGAGGCACCTTGCGCTGAATCCCCTTCGTTTGCTGCGGAACCGCCCAGACCAGCACGGCCTACTGAGTGAAGCGCTTAGGCGCCGGGGTTGGCACGATGGCAATGAGCCGTCCAATTGAATCGATCTTGCGCCCCTTGTGCGTGCTGTACTTCGCCACCAGCGCATTCCAGTGTCGCGGGCTGAGCTGACCGATCCCACCGTCAGGCCTGATGACAAGGTTAGCGCCACCACCCACGGCATCGACCGCATGGTCGACTGGGCCAACACCGCGCGCGGCGGCCGCCAGTTTGACATGGTTGATCTAATCGCTCGGACTGACAGCCAGAACAGATGCTCATCGGCCTACGGCCTCTGCGAATAACCCTTTCCATTTAAAACTTCACGCCGCTTTGGCGAGGACCACCCATGTCTGCGTATTACAACGAAATCGACCAATACGCTGCGCAGTGGCTCCGAAATCTGATCGCAGCGGGCCACATCGCGCCAGGTGACGTTGACGATCGATCGATCGAGGATGTTCACCCAGATGACCTCAAGCCCTACACCCAATGCCACTTCTTCGCCGGCGTCGGCGTTTGGTCCTACGCCTGCGGGCGTCAGTGCTCCGCATATCCGAGACCGCACGTACTGGGTGGCCCACGCCAACAGCTATGGACGCAAATCGCGGGGCAAAGGACGCTCGACCGTGGGATACCGGGCGACCGCTGAATCAGATCGCAGCGCTGGCCAGCTGGGTCACCCCGACCACCAGGGACTGGAAGGACACGCCGGGAATGACAGCTCAGCGGGATGGAACGGACCGAGTGGACCAGCTTCCGCGGCAAGCGTACCTGTGCGGCTGGCCAACCCCTCTGGCAACGGATGGGGACAAAGCGGACGCAACTCTTCCTGTGGTTCTCAAGCGCATTGAGCAGATGGGCCACATGGCAGCTTTCATGCGCGCTGAATGCTCGGCGGAGCACATTTGTACTCCGCCAGGCATTGACCTCTCTTCCCACTAGTTCGAGCAGGCGACCTGGTCAAATTTTGGTTGAGGATCAGTGGCGATCCGGCGAGCCCGACCAACACCCCAGGCCAAAGCCCTGGTCATGGATTCACCGGGGCGGGAGTCGAACGCCTCTTCATGCAGAGCCATACCGCTTGCGGCATATACCCCAATGAACATCTGCGTGTTACCTGTCCGCGACAGTCGCACCTGTACATCTATAAGTGTTCCGTCAACGAGCGTTTCGTCATGAGTCCTATGGTGAAGCGTCGGGTCAGCCCAAGACCAAAAAACATCACCGCGAATTCTCATGTCGACCTCCTACGACTTTGGTTGTATGTGATGGCGAACCTTCACCTTAGCGAAAGCGAGGCGAGACGCAATCGCGGTTCCCAAGATTGAGAACTGAATCGGACCACCGGCCGATTTTCTTGTACCAAAACAGAATCTTGTACAACTTACTGCCGCGATATGGCGGCCAAGGACGAAGTCATGCCCGTAGAAAAGAAACCGGCTTGGCCGGACCACTTCCGCTACATCGATTCCATCGGCCCCCGAAGGCGTCACGATCGTGTGCCGGCGCTACGTGGTGGTCCGCAAGAGGCAGCGAGGGTTATGCCATGGCGCGCCAGGAAGCCACCGGGAAAGTTTGGGGCAACGCCAAACGAGTATCGAAAAACTCCTGGCGCCGGTTCGCCTCCCCCCGCAAAGAGGAGGCGCTGAGCAGTTACAAGGCCAGAAAACGCCAACAGCTAAGCCATGCCGAGCTGGCTCTAGAGCGGGCCAAGGCCGCCCTGGCAGACATCAAGGATCTGGAAGCGATCAACGACGAGCACCTGTGCGCCGGCGGCGATTACATCAGAGAACTCAACTGGGTGGACTGCTGATGACCCGCCTCGCCCTCTGCCTCCTGTTGCTGGCCACCGGCGCCAGCGCAGAACAGTTCACCCCCAATGTCGAGGTCATCCACGACGACAAGCGCGCCGTCACCTGCTGGGTCTACAGCGGCCACTACTACAAGGGCGGCATCAGTTGGATCCCCGACAGCCAGCTGCAGGCCGGCAACGAGCGCCAGCTCTCCCCGCACGAAACACAACCCGAACCTACACCCGCACTGGCGCCTGGGCGCTGGACTGATGAGAGGTATCAGCCATCGCAAGGTCTCGCCCCTGTTCCTTGAGCCGCCCGGATACAACGGGGTGCCCTGGCGCGTGTTCGCCCGGTACCAGGGCCAGGCCATCGAGCACACCAAACGCTACAACCCGTGGGAAGACTGGGCGCTGGGCGGGCCCCTGGCTGTGAAATATCAGGTCTCGCTCATCCCAGAAGCCCATGAAGGGCCCGAGGGCACTGAGATGTCGGAGCGCTGGCGGGCCAGTGTTTACTACAAGGCCGGCGAGCACTACGGCACGGACTATTGTGGCACGGCCCTGATTGCGGCGTGTCAGGCAGTGGTCGCAACTGAGTTCGGCGATACCGTCCAGGTGCCGAAGGAGCTGATGCCATGAGGAGGCTGGTCTATCGCATCAACCGCTGGCTGCCGTTCGGCGGCCTGCCGATCGCCCGCGTTTGCCAGGGCAGGAACACCTGCACCCTCTACAAGAACGGGTGGGTGCTGATCAGCGACGGAAAGAGCACCGACGCTCTCCCGATCAACTTCACCAGCCAGGCGCTGGTCGACGCGTTCGCCGCCGAATTCGCCTAACCCTCCCTCCACTACTCAAGCCCGCCGACCTGCGCGGGCGAGGATGACCTATGTCCGATATCACCGTGAAGTGCTGCCGTTGCCGCAACAAGCACAAGGAGAGCGAGCGGATTCCAGCCCCATGCAAATGGGCGGAAGGCCTCAGCACCATGGTCTGCCCGCGCTGCAGGGCAACCGAGTACTACCGCGTCGAGCCTGCGCCAGCAGCCTGACCACCAACCTACCGCCACCGGCGGTGTGGAGACACACATGGCGAATGCCACAGCAGCAAAGCCCACAAGCATTCAGCCGCGGTTCATCCGGTTCGGCGATGCACCTGGATATCTCGGCATGTGCCGGGATGAGTTCAACAAGACGGTCAGGCCGAACGTGCGGGAATTCCCCATCGGAAAACAGGGCGTGGCCTTTGACCGCCAGGAGCTTGATGAGTGGGCGGACGCCTACATCGAAGCCAAGGCGATCGAAAAAGCCACCGGACAGGACAACAATCGGCCCCGCAGCGCCGAGGAGATGATACATGGCGCGAAAAACGATCACTGGCCTCTACGAGAAGGGCGGTGTCTGGCAAATCGATAAAGTCTACAAAGGGGAGCGAATTCGAGAAAGTACTGGAACTGGTGACCGGGAAGAAGCAGAGCAGTACCTGATCCACAAGCTCGAGCAACTGCGTCAAAGGAAGGTGTATGGCGTTCGGCAGGTGCATACCTGGGAGGAGGCGGCAATGCGCTACCTCCTTGAGGTCAAGGATCAGCCATCCATCCACCTGACTGCCTTGTGCATGAAGCAGCTTCATCCATACCTGGGCCATCTGCCGCTGACGCACATCGATGACCAGGCGCTGGAGCCGTTTATCAGGGACCGGCAGACAGAAAAGGTTCTGCCGGATGGGACCATTGAAAAGGCCGTAAGCAACCGGACGATTAACATCGCAATTGAGCGCGCGGTCCGGGTTTTGACGCTATGCGCCAGGAAGTGGCGAGACGACGATCGCCGGCCATGGCTGGACAGTGTGCCCATGCTGAGGAAGCTCGAAGAGAAGAAGTCGAGCCGTAAGCCCTACCCAATGTCATGGGAAGAGCAGTCGATCCTCTTCAACGAGTTACCGGGCCACCTACAAACGATGGCCCTGTTCAAGGTAAACACGGGCTGTCGGGAGCAAGAGGTGTGCAAGCTGAGGTGGGATTGGGAGATATCGGTGCCGGAACTGGGAACCAGTGTTTTCCTGATCCCTGCTGACTTCGGCGGGAGACACGCCCGGTCGGGCGTAAAGAATGGCGACGAGCGCCTGGTGGTGCTGAACAACGTAGCCAAGTCGATTATTGAAAGGCAGCGTGGGATCAGCAAGGAATGGGTATTCCCATACAACGGCACCGCGATGCACCGGATGAACGACTCGGCATGGAAGAAGGCACGGGTGAGAGCGGCGAAACTCTGGCAGGAGGAAAACCTTCGCCCCGCTCACCCTGGATATGCCTCGATCAGGATTCACGACTTGAAGCACACCTTCGGTCGACGACTGCGGGCAGCAGGCGTTACTGAAGAGGATCGGAAGTCACTGCTCGGGCACAAGAACGGCAGCATCACCAGCCACTACTCCGGCGCTGAGCTGGGCAAGCTGATTGAGGCTGCGAACATGGTATCAACAACTGACTCTCGCGGGCCGGTGTTGACGATCTTGAAGAGGAAAATCGGATGA